AAGTTACATTGTTTGCTAATGAATTGCCGTTAGTTGTTAATTGATCGTATGTTGCTAAATCATGCAAACCATCAGTTGATGCTGTGCCTGATGAACCAAAAGATGATTCTGATGTAGTGCCGCCTGTGTAAGCCGCATTAGCACCTGGATATTGATTAAGACCGCGTAAGCCGTCTGAACCACCGCCACCTGTTACAGTAGCCACACCTTGATCGTTGTTTGTAATCATACTGATAGCTTCGCGTTGGCTGAATTCAGCTAACATATCTGAAACTACATTAGATTCTAAACCATCGATGTCATCTAGTGCCGCAGTTCTGATTGGGAATTGAACATTTAAGTCTTTAAGATTTAATTGCCAAATTGCAGTCGCTTCAGTTGTTGCCGCAGTATTATTAACAACACCATAACCCCAACCCACACCTGCATTACCTGTTTTAGCTCTAAATTGATATGTAGAAGCATCAGTAGCAACAGAACGAGATACACCGCGCATAGGATTTTCTAAACGCAATGAAGCAAATACTGGGTCATAAGAAGTTCTGCCCCCGATACCTGCACCTGAACCTGTTAGAGTTGAAGCTTCTTTGATGTATGCGTCATATTGACCAGCATCTTCAAAAAGTTTAATTTCTTTTTCCATACGACCATTGCCTTTTACAAATTCAGCAAGTTGGCCTTTAACCATACGATTAACTTCTTGCGAAATTGATTTGTATGTTTTAATGATTGGAGCAGTGTTGATTGAAGCAACTTTAGCTTCAAGTGCCGCTACTTTTTCATCAAAAGAAGCTACAGTTTCAGCAAGTTTAGCATCGACAGTAGCATTTACTTCTTCTACCTTCGCTAAATTTGCCGCTTCTATAGCGTCTAGTTTCTCAATAATTTTTTCCATGATTTATCCTTTATAACGATTGTTAAGATGTTTAAGAAGTTCTCTTTGCTCAAAAGCTTTAAGCAATTCTGCTTCTTGGTTTACCACCGCATCAGCATCACTCTGAATAGGTGCTTTTTCAACTTCAACTTTAGGCTCATCACGAGTTGCTAAAATTTGTTTGAAAATTGAAGATGCGGTGGTCGCATCTTTTCTTGAAAGTTTTGCATCACGCAATGCTTTCTCGATAAGTTTTAAGTCTAAAGAACCATCGGCTCTAAAGCACTCTAATTTCGAGATTTCAGCATCTAAATTATTTGGTTGCATAACGATTGATACTTCTCTTAATCCGCCTTTAGTAATTTGGAAATAAGCTTCATCCATATCATCATCGTCTGCTAAAACATTGCCTTCTTTGTCTGTCATACAATATTCGTCTGCATAAGCGCCTACAGAAACACCGCCAACAAGATTTGGGCTTTCTTTCATAATCGTATATAAATCTTTACCCATGCTAGTATTGACAAACATTTTACCTTTTGCATGCATGCCTTCATCATCCATCATAAATTCATACCATTCACCAACTGGCATTGACATATCGTTATGTTGGAAATACATTGGCAAAGGTTTTTCTGATTTCATAAATTCATCCATCCAATTAGCAAACCCTTCAGCTTTATAATTGAACTTACGGCCATCAGCACCTTCTCTTGGGCCAAAAGTTGTTACTGTCGCTTCAATTACGCCACTATAATCGGAAGCTTCATCGGCTTTAACACCTAATTCAACTTTTGATTCAAAAAAATACTTTTCAAAATTTAGTTTATTAATCATTGATTGGAACTCCCTTTTTTTTCATTCCGTTAGTTTCAATCGGCTTTGCTTTTCTTTTCAAAGCGGATTGAGTTAATTTGTCGAGTAGCTCTTTTAATGTCATTAGGCTTTACCTGCCTGACCTGTTTTGCCAACGCTAGTATTGTTGCCACCGCCACCTGTATCTTGAGGTGAAGTGCCGCTAATAGGTCGAGCTTGTTTTGATGTATCTTTTAATTCGTCTGCGCCTGGCATATTTTGTTTGCCTAGATATTCTCGCGCTTCATTAGGTGTCATTATACCAGCATTTACGCCAGCTACAGAATAATTCATTTGATCTAGCGGCGCGCCTTTAAGAAAATCTTGTGTTTGGAATTCAATACAAAGATTTGGATAGCCATTTAGTAATGAGGTTTTAAATTTTTGTTGAATGTTAGTAATAATAGGCAACATTGTTGATTTGTAGAATTCATCAAGCATAGTTTGTGTATTGTTATACTTACCTTCTTCAATTCCGATCATTGCAGGCGGCACACCAAACAATCCGCAGATACGCTTCATCGTTTGTTGTTTTAATGCCCTTGCATCCGCATCTTGAAGTGTTAGCATATTTAATGGCATATACTTCATTCCGTTATCTAACAACATACCTTGACCTGGTTTAGATAAGTCGGTTGATTTAGAACCTGTAAGAGAAGTCCATGCTTCTTTTAATCTTGCGGCAATCTCTTTAAATTTAGCATCAGGAATAACTTGGTCTGTAACAAACATGCCACTTGGTTTAGCACCATTAAGCATAATAAAGTTTGAATATAGGTCAATATCTTGATCCAAGCTTACAAGCTCTGTCGCTAGAATACCTTTATTGAAACCAGCGCTACCTTGCCAAGCCATTTCGCTTGCATGAATAACTTGGAAATAATCTAATGGCTCATCCTTGTTAAAACCATAAGTGCTAGTCGATAATCTATAAGTAGGATAACGAGTAGGGGTGATTTGAGCGGTTATTAAGGTTGAATCTAAAAGATACATTTCCATTGGGGTTAGCGTAGAGTTAGTTTGCTCTTTGCGCCATAAAGCGGTAAAGGTTTCACCCGAGAGGTCATACCACATGGACCATTGATACCAGAACTCGTATGCAGATTGATAGTTATTAGGATTGTTTAATAAATAATAAACTGCTTTTGCTTTTGCTTTATCTCTTGCTGATACATTAGGGTTAGTAACCGCATCAACTAACTTACCTTCAGCATCATAAGCCATAATCTTAATAGGTAATTGAGCTAATGCTCTTGCTTTTGCATTAACGCATGCCATAACAGTTGAGTTACGGCTTAACAACGACATATCTATAACTCGGCCTGCGGTATTAACAGAGCTTGTAGTTACATATAATAATTGGTTATTTGATTGATTTTTTTGACCTGAAACATTGCGTAAGATGTTGTTTCCTAACGCAGTTTGACCAAAAAGAGTATTACTTTCTTTTGCGGATGCGTTTGATTTTCTTTTGAATATATCTGTTATAGCCATGTTTTTCCTTTATATACTTCTAAAGCCAAACGAAGTAGAAGTTAATGGATGATCTAATGAGCAATGCATCGCAATAATAAGGGCTATTATACCATCTACCTTTGCTGACTTATCTGCTTCGTTTTTTCTGATCTTAATATTTCCATTAACATCGGTGTAAACTTCGCAATTGCCTAGTTGCCAACCTACAAACGGATTGCCATCGTGCTTAATAGCATTTTGCATGATGAGCTTTTCAACATGCTTGGATGGGTTACTTAAAACCGCCATGCCTTGTCCAACTTTTTTAACTGGAATACTGCTATCGTGTAATCTTGCAATAAGAGAAGCGGCGTTGTATGCATCGTAACCTACTTCTTTAATATTATATTTTGTGCATTGATTTTTTATAAATTCAGAAATCTCTCGATCATCCATTACATTGCCTTCAGTAATATGCAATATTTTAGATTGAACGGCTTGGTCAAATATACCACGATAATGAGTTGGAATCAAGGATAACGCTTCTTCAGGTAAAAAGAATTTGAATTCAGCATAATAATCTTCGGAAGCATATCGTTTTAAGGTGCAAACTGCATTTAAGTCGCGAGTGGCCGCCAAGTCGAATCCAATAAAGACTTCTTCAGGATCATCTTTATCTTCGCCTAAAGACTTATCCCAGTAATCTCTATCAATCCAAGCTGTGTTAGCGGATACATATACATTAAGAGTTTTGCAAAGAAACTCATTAAGAGCGGCTGGTTTTGATTTGGCTTGCTCGCATCTTTCTTTAATGGCTTCTTGATAAACTGATACGCCATGCATCGGATTAGCTTTAGCCCAAGTGGATTCATCGCGCCAATTATCTTGCGGATCAAGTCCATAAAGTAAACCAAACCAATGAGGATTGTCAGGGGCATCGCCATTAAGCATAGCTTCAAGGGCAGTTAAATCTTCAAAGAACTTTGTGTCTTTAGTAAATGATGCGGTAGTAATATAAATCCTTAAAGGATTCTTTCGGGCCACCATGCCTGAAAATATAACTTCTATACTATTGCGATCAGCAATTTGAGCCGCTTCATCTATGATTGCGCATGATGCATTCTTACCATCGCCTGACTTTTTATTGTCGCGAGATAAAGCGCGAAACATAGTTTGACTGTCATTAGCTTTTCCAATCTCGTATTTAGAGATTCGATACCAAGCTTTAATTTCATCAGGCATAGATTCAACCATTGATCTTGCCGCATCAAAAACAATAGTGGCCTGTTCGCGATTAGTAGCTAAAGTAAAGACTTCAGCGCCAGCTTCATTAAATGCTAATTCATATAAACCTATAACTGCGGTTAAAGTTGATTTGCCAGCTTTGCGAGGAATAAAAACAATAACATCAGTAGTCATTCTTTTTTCATGGTCTTTCTTATGACGGAATCCATAGATGCCGCAAAGAAGTAAAACTTGGAAAGGTTCTAGGATTATTGGTCGCCCAGCATCAGGGCCTTTAGTGTGTTTAAGAACTGATACAAAATCTAATACATGCTCTACATATTCAGGAAAGAACTCATATTCCCAATGCTTATCTTCCATATAGTTTAGGAAGCGTTGGCATGCTAATTTTATATTGTTGCAAACTTCAATATTGCCCTTAACTACATCTTGAGCATATTGAACTCCGATTAGATAACTCATCTCTTAACTTGTGGCCCTAACATTAATTTTCCTAAAACAGAACTTGGCATAGAAGATGGTTTTGCTAATCTTGATTTTGGAGTAAGACCTAATTCATTCATTAAAAGAATAATTTGTTTTAAAGCTTCTTTGCGAATAGAAACATAAGGCGATGGCCCAATAGTCTTTCCGTCATTAAAGCTAGTCACTAAACCTTCAACGGCAATATGTCGATTGCAATCAACATAGGTATCAATCTGATCTGTCAGCATAGTAAGCGCATGGCGCTCTTGATCAGAACCTATGCCATAGACTTCAAAAAGATATTCGGCAGTTTCATTGTAAAATCTTTTTTTACTCCAAGCGTCAGGATTGTCCATCCACTCCGATTCGGGAATTCTTCGCTTCACAGATTCGGGAAGGAGCGTTCCCATTTTTTCGCCTTTAGTGCCATGAATTAAATGGACTTCGGCTGGTATTCTTGCGCTCATGTTAGACACCCCCCTTTGAAAACCCCTTTTACGAAAGATTGGTTTCCCGCTTGCTCGTTTAGCACCCCCAAAAACATTAAGTTATTCAATGGTTTAGCGTTGTTACTTAAATTCATTTATACCCCCTTGACCTAGCTCGCCTGCAATTGCGGCGTAACCACATAGGTCTATTGCGTTATCAATATGCGATGGATTCTTTTTGTATCGCACTATCTTTAGCATGACCATCATCATTGCTACATCTTTTGGGTTGATTTCTTTGTGAAGATATGCTGACCATAGGTTTGCAATGTCAGCAAAGCTATCCTCTGCTTCACCATGCGTTGCTTGCCTATCAAGTGTGATAATCTCATTGGCTTTATTTAATATCTCTGTTCTATTCATGTCTTATCCTTGCATTGTTATAACATTAGTAGTTTATATTCATCCTGTCTACGGGTTTGTAATCCCTTGAGTATCTTACCACCTGCTCTACAGTATTTCAATAGCGATTGACCAGCCGCTTCTTTATCGCCGCGCAACATCGCTTGACGGATCGTTGATCTTTGAAAGCATCCCAAACCAAGATTAAAGCTAAAGCTAACGAGAGCATCAAATTCAGATTGTTTAAGGCGCAGGTTAGGTAGCATCTTACATACTCCCAATTCAAAGCGATTGAGGTCGCGTTTAAGAATTCCATCTATTTCCTCGTTAGTAAATGTTTTATTCCATTCCGTTGGTAGCGTTTTACCATCACCGATAAGATGACCAACACCCACAGTCCACAAGCCAGCAGGACATTTGTAAGGTTTATTTCTAACACCCTCATGATGACGGATTAGCTTAATAGCTTCTTTAGATACCTTCAACTATTTCTTTTCCCAAGTTCTTGAGCCAAAATAAAATCCAATGATAGAACCTACAATGCTCATTTCATCGCTAGAAAATATAGCATCCATTGATTCAGGTGTAAAACCATTTGTTGATTTAACTGCCCACCAAAATCCTGCCATGTCTACAAACAATAATAAACCTACAAAGGTAAATGCAATGATAGGCCTTACACTTGCATTAAGCGTCTTAACCCATTGTGCAGATTCAGATACAAGTTTAGCATCATGTTCGTATAATGCTTGTCTTTCTTGTGCGTATGTTTCAGCGTATGTTCCTTCTAATTCAATTGCCGCAATCTTTTCTTGAGATACAAATCCAGCCTGTGCCATTGCCATTTGTTGAGCATTTTGTAATTGAGACATTTCTCGCTCATGCTTTTGATCGCCTTTTTGTTGAAAAAATCCAAGTATGCTTGGAAGTCCAGCAGTAGCAAATCCTAGTATTGATGATAATAATGAGAACATAATTAATTTCCTATTGGGTTAGTCATTGATTTTTGTATCGCCTTCATTTGAGTATTTAAGCCATCTAATTGAGCTTTAACCTCTGATCGAACGCTTGATAAAGACGCTTCTACTTCTCTTTGTGATCCTCTAGCAATAGCTGATGTTTCTCTAGCTAATGCAATAGCGTCTGATGCTTTTTCGTTAATTCTAATGCTTCCATCTTGAATAGATAGTAAACGCTCTTGTTGAGCCTTCATTTGTATCTCTAATGCTTGCACTTTGCTTTCATCGTATGAATCAACGACCGAACGCATTTTGTTGAAAGTCGTAATTCCGTAATAAATCGGCGTTCCTACGACTGCTATAAGCGTTGAACCTATCAAAAATATCTGTTTCAATGATAAGCCCCATATAAATTCCTTGTTGAATTCCATAATTATTTTCCTGCTGTAAATTGTAAGAATCAACCATATTCGGTTGAACCAAATTGTTTGGGCTTTGTAATAAAGCCAAACTTAAAACTATTCCCAATCCAGGAATAATTTCTGTATCTTTCTTATCCTCTGATTTGGTATCTTCTTTTTTAGATTCGCTTGTAGTGCTATTCAGTTCGTTACTGAATGTCTGCACAATCTCTACCTGTGCAATTACAGATTCGGTTATCGTAGGCGTAACACTTGTGTTGAGTATCCCGTTCGGATTGATTGGGCTTATTACACTCACAGGACTTGTTACATTGTTCTGATTGTCCAATGTCATATTGCAAGTATTGGATATTTCCGACCAAGATGTCCAAGTTGGCATACCATACGGATCGGAGCATTGGGAAATTCTTAATTCTGTTATCAATCCTTCGTAACCACTCGCGCATGATAAAGCCCTTGTTTCTGTTGTTGATATACAAGTTGGCGGATCAGGAATGCAATTATCTGAAGCATCCACCCAAGCTGACCAACTACTTGCGCTACAAGTATAATACCTAACTTGATTTAATGCACCTGAATAATTTACAGGGCATGATAAGCTTCTAGTTTCTGTAGCGTCTATGCAAACAGGTTGAATGTAAGGGGCGCATATTGGATCATTAGGATAATAAGGACACCAATATCCTGTAAGCGCAGTTTCATCATCTATACCATAGCATTGTAAATTTGTTATGTATCCATTGCTATCAGGAACATAATTGCAATACCAAGCATAAGCATTACTGCTTATCAGCAATAACAGGAAGCTTAAAATCCGAGCCATATAACTTATAGAATTTTTCAGGATATTTTTTAAACCAAGCGCGTCTAGCAACATCACCTAAAGCGCCACCGAATGGGCAAGGACTAGATGCCATTTCCATTGCTTCCCATATAGCTTCATCTTGACACATCAAACTTACTGCACTTACCTTTAATCCTAAATTAGATAAAGTTTCGGCTTTAACTACTCTTGCGCAGTTTTCATCTTCAACTGTAAATCCACCGCTAATAGAAACAACACCTGTGTTAGCTCCGCCACTTACACCTGTTTTACAAATCTTTGGATTCATAGTAGAAATAGAAGGGGACATAGCTGAAGGAACTGGCATGCCTTTCATATTCGTAGTGATATTAGTATCTGCCGCAAAAGCGTAATCAGTTAAAACTGCTAATAAACCACCAACTATTAATGCTGATACAAATAATACAAATTTATTCATTAAAATTCCTTTACATCAAGTCCAATATAAACATCGCATACTCTTTTTGCTAATTTATTAAATCTTTCATCATGCTGATCATAATCTTCATACCCATTATGAAATAAGTAAACATGGCAACACTCATGCAACATAGTTACAAATATCTTATCCCAAGTATCACACATCTTATCTATTTCAATTCGCATAGGATGAGTATGAAAATATCCCATGACTTCATTTGTATTTATTACAGAAAATGTTATGCGATAAGCTTGGGGCATTCCTCTCATCTCATTAAACGGCGGTAATGATGATAATGCTTTATATATTTTGCGGAGATTTTGTTTCGTTAATAATTTTTCCATAGTCCGCGTCTGTATAAGTAATTAGTCCGTTATCTGAATAATATAAATACTTGCCTTCATTTTCATCTTGTGTTTTTAGGCTGTGATGCGCTGGACATAAGCTTTGAAATAGATTTATTTTAAACTTATTATCATCTTGTCTGTGTGGAAATACATGGTCTATATGAACTGCTTGAACTACTCGGCCTTCAATTAAACAAGCCGCGCATAATGGCTTTTTGCTTAACTGTTGTTGCCTTTGTTTCTTCCAAAAGGCAGTAGCATATAATTTACTATTCTCTTTGCCTTTCTCTGTTACACCGCCACCATGATCATTGCAAAAGGTAGATCGGCTAGTCTTTTGATTCTTGCAACCTAATTCCCGACACTTGGTGTTAAGAGGTGCAATTGGCATAATCTAATTTTATCATATTTGACCTTCTAAAACTGTTAAAGTTTGTCGTAAAAGTTCTGATTCTGATCCATACTTTGCTTCAAAAGTTTTTTGACCTGCATGGAGCGCGACACCAAACCCGCCATTTTGATGATGCATAGGACATAAAGGGATAGCCATACTCCAATGGCTACGCATAGCCAATCCAACCCCATGCCGTATGTGGTGAATATGTGGAGCTGAATAACCAAACCCAAGATTGCGACAAACAATGCACCCAATTTGAGATAACTTTTCATAGTGTCTTTTTTCATCCTTATTCAATCGACCATCCTAAATTTGAGAAATAGACCTCAATGCTCTGAATATAACTTGTAAATTCTTCGATTGTAAGATCAGTCGTTGAGCGAACATAAGGCACTTGAACTCCATTAATAGTTTTCTGTTCAGATAAGAAAAGATGCCCACACAAAAGATGCACTTCCATAGGTAAGTAACCTGTGAAGTTACTAATGCTTTTATATAACCTGCCCCACAAAAACTTATTTGCTTCAATCGACCTCTTATTGCCATCAACCTTTTCTTTGATCGTAACTTGAGGTGTCTTTCCTTCTTTGATTAATTCTTCCAAATAAATCTGAAGTTGCGGAAGGTTTTGCTGACTGACTATCCATTCTCTGTGCTTCATCTTTTAATTCCTGTGCGTTATCGTGTATTTTAATCATCTTGTGGCCATCCCATAATACAAATCTATTTGCGCCATCCGCAAGAGTGTATCGAGAAATATAAAAATTATTGCGCTCAATGCAATATTTACTGACTTTGCTCCATTTATTTTGCATGTATAGCTTCCTTTGCGAATTCAAATGAGATTGCTGGATATTTTTTTGGGTTAGCAATAATGCGATGCGCCCAAGCCCTCATATCTTTTAACTTCTTATCTTCACTCTTAATGTCCTGAACAAATTTATTTACATTTGCCGCATATACCGCATTTTCTTGTTTAGATAGTTTCGGTGCTTCTAGCCTGGCAAATTCAATTGGCTTTTCCCTGCATAATTGCAATATGTCAAAAATACTGGGAAAGAATTTACTGTTATCAATATGCTTATCAAAAGCTTTAGTGACTATAATAAATTCAAACCTTTCAAGCTTATGAAACCAAACTCGGATTGTATCTAAATCTAATGGTTGTTTTTGATAGAGTGTTGTTACTGTGTCCATCATTTGTTTAAAGCCTATCTTATCGTCTGCTGTCATTTAAAATCCTTTTTATTTAGCCATCATATACAAACCAACATTTCCAAGCGCATAACCAAAATAACAAACACTCATTCCATTATTACCAAGATAAAACTGTTCAATGCTGATATATGAATAAATAAGACCTGTGATAATAATTAATATATGGCTCAAAATAATGGCTCGTCTGTTATCAAATCAAATACATTTTCTTTAGGTGGAGCTGGTAATTTTTCAATTCTATGATTACCTCTGTGCAATATATAGCATTCAGCTTCATGCTTTGTTCTAAATCTGCGAATTGGCTCGCCTAAATCATCAAAGACTTGATAGCGAAATAAGACTTCCATAAAATTACTCATCGAATAAATGTTAATTCTAGCATTAATGATAGTCCTAAAAATATACCAAAAAATCCACCAATAATTAATATTTTAATTGCAAAATCTATAAATCTAGTTATTAAATTCTTCCCATAAATAAAATAAGACGAGTGAAACAACCACGAATATAATTGCCCACAGAATAAAAGCAACAATTTTAAAGACCAACCACAAATTTGCTAGAGTCATATTTTTTCTCAATTCCATTAATTGTTTTAGATTCACCTGCTACTAATTGAGTAATAGTAAGATTATGTCGCTTACCCTTGAGGTCACGCATCCACTCCAGGCTATCAGGTTCAAAAAATGAAATCATCTTCCAAACTATTTCGCCATTATGTCCCGTTTCTTCTATCAACCATGCTTTAGTTTCCATATTGTCTTATCCTTTAAGTTTTTCTAATATAACCTTTGCATTTCTAACACAAGGTATCTCATCAAATCTTGGATCGCCTTGAGTTAATCCTTGAACCATCCAATCTAAAGCTTCTACAAGCTCATTGACATCTTTAGCCAGTTCTTTTCTATACTCAAGATCAGTTTGAGTTTGTCTGTGAACTTTTAAAAGCCATTCTTTAGTATCGGGTTCTTTATGCTTCATCTTGATTAATCATTCTTACATCTTTAAGTTTTCGAGTATTTCCATCAAATACAAATTCTACATTACATCGACTAGCGCGTCTTTTATTTGTGGCCGCACAAAGTCCTACCTTGTCATACATTCTTAAAAATACAACATAAGGGGCTACTATATCTTCTATTGGTGCTGGTCTAGTTTTAGCTATCTCTTGAACATCGACTGATCCTTGTAACTGTTTCACCCAAAGCTCAAGAGAAGCCATTGTATTATCTGTTGTCATTTCTTATCCTTTTCTTATCTAATAAAATATATGATTTGCTATAGCTATCTTAACTTCCTTTTGTCTTGCCCAAAAAGGTTTTGCCATTTGTTTTGTATGAAACCATTTAGCACCCCTTGTTGGATCATCTATCCTTTTTTCTAAAATCGCTTTTGCAAGCGGTTGTAAATATGCTATCTGTGTTTCAGTCGGCATCCCATAATCCAAAAATTGGTATTGCGCGGGCTGTTTCATTACTTCACAAATAGTTTTCGGATAATTTGGATCGGCTTTGCGGTTAATCGCAGTATAAGCGACTGCAACTTTACCCATATCAGGTTCACCCCTAGCTTCACCAAAAATAATTGCTGATAGACATAAGATTTCATTAATCATCTTTCTTCCTAAAATGTTACTGATACAGACTTTTCATCAGTCCAGCTATGACTGCGAATATAACTAGCTGGATAAGGGATAAATTGTCCACCCTGCTTAAACCATTCAGGCGATTGTTTCTGCCATTCAAGGGCTTTAAGCACATCTTCTATATTAGGTCTTATCGTATTCCAAGCCTTTCTCGCATCCTCTTTCTTCTTTTTCTTTGGATACAATTCCCAAAAGACATCAAAGTCTTTGGATATATATGTATTTATAGGTTGTTTAGTTATTAAGTTATTAAGTTCTTTAGTTAGTGAGTTAGCATTGGGTTGGCAATGGGTAGGCATTGGGTTGGCATTGGGTTGGCATAGGGTTGGCATAGAACCCTTATCCCATCGCTTCTTTGCTGACTTTGTGGCTACTTCTAATCGGTCTTTATACAGTTCAATTTCAGTTTTAGACCTTCCTTGAACATAACCATCTTCAGTTTTAGTCCAAAAATCATTAAGGACATTCCTAATAGCATTCTTTTCATCTTCGCTCCTTGCGTTAAATAATCTAAATAATTTATCTTCTTCTAAAGGGAGCGGTGTTTCATCGAGATAAAATTGATCTAGTAATTGTCGGTAACATCCATGCTCCAGCAATGTTAAGTGTGTTGTATCTTTGCGGTAATCCGCGATGTTATGTTGATAATAATGCAATTAGTTTCACCTTTCTTTTATCTTGTCTTTTTTATTATTAAACGAATTCTATGATTCGTGCAAGTATTTTTGTATTATTTTTTGCCCTTCCTCAAATCCATAGGCCACTTCCGCACCATAACCCATTGATTCTGCTAAATTTAAGAAGTCTATTTGATTTTGTTGTAATTTTGCACTTTTATCCTTTTTCATCTCTATAAATAAGCCATGAAGGCCATTTGCGGGGATCATAAGAAACAAATCGGCCACCCCTGCCGTTACCCCCTCTTGTTTAAGTTTAATGGCCGTTCCGATATGCCTAGCTCCCCCGTTTGGAATAGCCCATAAGCATTTTGCCATTAATGGGTATTGAAGCCTAAACCATTTAATAAGCAAAGTCTGTGCCAGGTGTTCGTTATTTTTCATAAATATTTTAAAAAAAGGTTGAAATAATTATTGATAGGTATATATTAACACCTAGCAACACATTATTAACGAAACTTAAAGGAAACTAAAATGGAAACAGTAAAATTAACACTCAACCAAAGCCAACTTGCATCAGTAATGATTGCAGTCAATAAAGAGCTTGAAAATGCTCGCAAGATAACAGACCAAGAATTTAATAACGAATCAACTAGAATTTTAATGCAAAAGAATTTAAAAAGCTTTGTTGATCTAAACAATCAATTAGGTTGGATTGCTTTTGAGTTGCTAAAAGGCAAAACTTCTTTTAATATAACTAAAGGGATGGCATAAGCCACTCTTTTTTAAAGGAAACTATATGAAACTATTAACCGCACTATTAATAGCACTACCAATCGCTTCATTCGCAGGCGAATCACCAAAGCTTCGTTATAATTGGGTTGAAAACAAATATAACTATGCACCTAAAGAAGCCAAGCTTAAATACAATTGGACTGCTGACAAATATGAATTTGTTATGCCTGGCTCTAAACTTAAACTTAATACTCAAAGCAATAACTACGAGTATGTTCAAACACAAATTGATCCATATCAATCAGAAATAGGGGAATAATATGACATCACAAAATAAGAAACTTATTGTTTATGCAATTGCTATCTATGCATATTTTGGTTTATGGTTATATGTGCTTTACCCTTTACTAGACAATTTATTAAAAGGGGTGTAATATGACGAAAAATCAACAAGTTACGGGGGCAAGTATGTCTGACCAGCAACGAGAGATGCAACACAAGATTCATATTCAAACAATGATGAATCCTGATCCTGATTTCCTAGATTTAGAACCTCATATATCTTTACAGGAATTAATTGAATATCATATAGCTTTTAATGTTGATGTCTTTTCTGATTTTTATGATGAGATTGAAGTTCAAAATCAAGTAAAAAATATCTTGTATGATTCTCAAGATGATAAGCTAGGCCGCATTAAAGATGTTTATGATGCTGAAATTAAAAAAATAGCAAAATTTATAGCTGAAAACCATGAGAGAGATAGTTTTGCAAGATGGGCATATAATGATACAATCTCGCATGTAATATAACGAAACTTTTTAAGGACAAGATAAGATGAAAACATCCGAAAGCATCAAACAGATTGCTGAAGCTTTAGTATCGGCGCAAAAAGAAATTAGATTTGCCGTTAAAGATTCAACTAACCCTCATTACAAATCCAAGTATGCCAATATCAATTCAGTTATTGATGCCGTTAAAGCGCCACTCAATAATAATGGCATAGCTTTAATTCAATCATTAAGCCCATCAGACGACAATAAACTCCATTTAACAACTCGTTTAATCCATAGTTCGGGGGAGTGGATTGAGGATACTGCCGTCTGCCCTTTACAAAAGCAAGATGCTCAAGGTCTAGGTTCTGCAATTAGTTACATTCGCAGATATTCTATTTCCAGTTTTCTTGCTCTTTATGCAGACGATGATGATGGCCAATCGGCAGTTCTTAATGCGGCTGATTACTTACAAAGAATTACCCAATCACAATCATTAGAGGAACTCCAGGCTAATTATAATTTTGTAATGGGTGAAGTTAAGAATGATCGCACTCTATCTAAAATGGTAATTGAAGCTAAAGATAAAAGAAAGGCGGAGCTATGAAAAATATAGAATTAAGAGATTATTTTGCGGCTCAAGCTATGCTTGGTCTTTTATCAAATCCAAAATTAGAAAAAAGACTTGTTGATGCTGGCGGAGCTATGACAGGATGGATTGAAATTAATGCTTATGCTTATGCTGATGCAATGATGGAAGCTAGAGAAAAGGATTGCTCATGATTGACGGCTCAAAAAACAGTAATTTTTACAAAGTGAAGCTACCCTATTCCGCGCAAGAATTAATGGCGTTAGAAGCTCGCAAAACAAGAATAGAAGCTATTAAAAGAGAGCTTGGTGATAAATACCTATTAGCCCCTCTTTATGGCAGAATTCAAAGCCCTAAACTATGAATGGCTCTTACTCATATAAAGATAGAAATAATGTCGTTAATATAGCGGAAGTATTGTTTGAAAGGTATTGTCAGTCAAAAGGATATTTTTATAGGAGATTAGGTTTTGATGAGAAAAACGATCCAATTCCTAACTTTTACAATCTTAATCCTTTGATTAGAAACCTTCCTGATTTTTATATTAACAATAAAGGTGTGGCTGGATTAGTTATGGTTAAAGGAACGGCTAATATAAAGGCAAGTGAAATTAAACTATTACCGCATTTTTTAGAATGGTTTGATTCAAAAGAATGTCCTTTAATATATGCTTTTTGTTTTAAGGATCAAAAGCCTTTAATGCTTTATCCTGAAAAAGTAGTAGAGCTTTATGAAAATTCAACCGATCAACAATGGCACGATGGCGTAACTTATAGGAACTTAAATTTAAATGGATAGAATAATAAGAGGTATAGAGCAAGGCAGTCCCAAATGGATGTCTTTAAGAATTGGCCGCATAGGCGGTAGCCGCATAGCTGATCTTTTAACTGAAGGCAGATCAGGCGGCGAATCTTTAACCCGTAGAAAATATAAAAATGAATTGATCAGGGAAAGGCTAACAGGTAAGAAATTAGAAACTTATAAAACGCCTGCAATGCAACGAGGAATAGATTTAGAGCCAATGGCTAGGGCATGGTATGAGGTTAAATATAATACTTTTGTAGATCAAGTGGCCATTGTTAAACATCCTACTATTGAAGGTGGCCAATGTTCGCCTGACGGATTGGTTGATGCTACCAATTCTTTGATTGAAGTTAAGATACCCAATCCCGAGAACCACTTGGACAATATCCTAACAGGCGGTAAACAATTAGATCAATATTATGATCAGGTTATGTGGCAATTAGCTTGCGTGCCTGGCTCTAATGGAAACGAAAAAAGAGAATTTTGCGACCTTGTATCTTATGATCCTGATATGCCTGATCATTTGCAAGGATTCGTAAAGCGTATTTATCGAGATGATGAGTATATCCAAACCATGCAAAATGCGGTGATCGCCTTTTTGTCTGAAATAGAAACTATTGTAAATAACTTAAAGGAAATTAAAAATGGCAATAACCCATGATCTAATCGCTAAAACAGGCGAGTATGTAAACAAAGAAGGCGAAACAAAAGCTCGCTGGACTAAAGTCGGCGTGGCTATGTCGAATAAACAAGGTGGCACTTCACTTCTCATAGAATCTATCCCTGTCAATTTTGACGGCTGGGTAACAATGAGAGAACCTCAACCTAAAGAAGGCGGATCAGAAAGCAAAGCTGACCTACCATTTTAATGATTTTACTGATGTTGATATGTTCACAAAATGCCAAAATCTATACATATACATAATGTCATGTATATATTTTAAAGGAATATAACTATGTGGACTACACCATCAGCTCAAGAAATGCGTTTCGGTTTCGAAGTTACAATGTATGTAATGAATAAATAAGTTATATAAAAATATAACTTTTTATGGGTGAATAGCGTTCTTCAGAAAATCGGTATTTACCAATAATTAAGGGGCTTCAT